GGCTTCAACCTGTACAAGAGCCGTGCCCTGCCTGTTAAGTGTGTTCTGGCGGTTATATACAAGACGGTATCTGATTTTATCCATTTTTCCGCAAAGGTGCGAAAAGATTAATGGAAGAAAGGTATCAATGTGGAACATTTCCACATCATCCCACACTATATGAGGATTTTTTCCATTTCACATATAATTAGTAAAATATTAACCAACTGATAATCAGATTAGTTATTCTTTTGGCATAAAAATTGTCCTATCATTATCGTAAAACAATAACCATTAAAAATATAAGATTATGAAAAAATTTTTTGTTGCAGTAGCATTGGTAATGGGATTAGGAACAACAGTGGCATTTGCCGAAAATTTGACCTCAGGTGTTGAAACAGTCATGGCAGTAAATGACTTCACCCCTATTGAAGTGAAAGACCTTCCGGCAGCGGTAACGGAAGCAATCGCCAAAAATTTTGCGGAATCAACCGTCAAGGAAGCGGCGGTGGAAGCGGCAGAGGATGGCAGCAAGACCTATCAGGTTGTTCTGACAGACAAGGAAGGAACTGAAAGTACGGTGTTCTTCAATGAAAAAGGTGAAATACTGAAATAATATATTTTGCGTCTCTTTGAATAAAGAATAGCCTCTACCTTTACAAGCAGAGGCTATTCTTATAACAAAAAGATACATAAAAAGACGGGATTCACCAATCCTGCCTTTTTCAATACAAACTGCTTTACTTATCAAGATGCCTTACAACATCCCAGTTTAATGAATCTAAAAATAAAAACACATTCAGTTATTTGTGATAGCAAAGCTATAACAAATATTTTAAAGAAAAATCTTATGCATAAAAAATGCACAGAATAAACTATATATAGACCAACATACAACACATTTAAAACAATATTGTAATACAGGGTCATTGACACAAACATTCTGAAAGAACAAAAGAAAGACGCATGACTGATAGCCAATCCGAAAGAGTATGTTATTGAGGTTGTCAAAAAAAACTAAAAGAAATTTAGTTAAAGTCCTATTACTGAAAACAACGTAACAGATTATTCCTTAAATTTGCTTATATATAAACTTTAAATATAATGACACATGAAAACGATTGCAATTCTAATTACTTTACTTTTAATAATTAATATAAACATTTATCAAGGTAATTCAACTGAAGTTTTAGCAAGTAACGAAAGCGGTATCTTTCAATATTAGGATCTAGAGAAGAAAAAATGTCTTAGCAATGGACATAAAAGTATATCGTTTCATTAACTCTCATGCAATGACTCAGATTATTTTTTTATCAAAAACCTTTTGTAATGATTTTATAAAATACATTTTTAATAATATTAATTCTAACCATGAAAAGTATTTCCATTTTACGCCTAACCGCAATCCTTTTGTGCAGCATGCACCTATTGGGATCCGCCTCACTTCAAGCCCAAATGAACAAATGGGTAAACTATAGCCCGGATTTGACCACCGTACTGAAAAATCCTGCCATGGGATGGATGATGTACGAAGAAGGCTGATCTTTTCAGGGAACACGCCACAATAAAAGCAACATCTATACTCCCGAAGTTTTTTGGAAACAGATGGAAGAATGCAAAGCAGCTGATTATTCCAATATTCTGTACATCAGAATGCTGTGGAAAGATTTGGAACCCGAGGAGGGCAAATATGCATGGATTTACAATGAACGGTATAAATGGTATATACAAAAAGCCAAAGACAAAGGGCTTAAACTGGCCTTCAGGGTGTTCTTTCATGGTGTAGACGGAGTACCGTCCTATGTGTACGAAGCCGGAGCCACAGAAAGCCCAATAGACGATGAAGGCAAAACCCAGCCTTATTATGATAATCCAGTATTCCTTGAAAAGCTGGACAAGTTCATAGAGGCTTTTGCAAAGGAATATGACAATCCGGATGAGGTAGATTATATTGATGCATATGGATTGGGAAGATGGGGAGAAGGACATGGACTGGTACTCGAAAAGCAAGATAATCTGGAAAGCGTTATCCGACAGATAACCGAATCGTATGCAAGACACTTCAAAAAAGTGCTTACGGTAATGAATCTTTCGCAGAGCGACTACAGGTTTTCCAAGCCGCTAGTATATGACAAGCTGGGGTTTCTTCCTCGCAGGGATGGTATAGGCAGTTTTTGGTTTTCTAATGAAGAACGTGCGATGGTGCATGACGAACTTTTCCCAAAAAGAGCTCTTATTGGTGAGGGATGCTGGTGGTTTAACGCACAAGATGGTGATAACTCAAAATACAAGCATTTCCAAGGAGACAAACGTTTTGCCATGAACGATTTCAAAGAAGCTTTTACCGTTTCTGTGACTGATGCTTTGGACAGCCATTGTAACACGCTGGATTTGCGTATGCCTTTACAGTGCAAATTCTGGATAGAAGAGCTGCCGGACCAAGTTCAGCGTTTTATAACTTTAGGCGGTTATCGTCTTTATCCGGACTATATAAAGGTGGAGCAAGACCACAAAACGTTGACTTTGTTTCATTCATGGAAAAACTATGGTGTGGGTGTATTGCCTAATAATCATCCCAATTGGAATTATAAATATCAGGTTAGTTTTGTTTTGATGAATGAAAAAAAGGAAATTGTATTTCTTTATACAGAACCGGAAGCAGAACCTTCCGAATGGTTGAAGGGAATATCATACAATTATTTGAGTCGGTTTAATATTCCGGCAGAATTGCAGGGAAAGTATACCTTATGTGTCGGCTTGACTGACAAGACAAAAAATAACGAAGCGGCTATTGATCTGGCTGTGTCTGGGAATTTAAAAATAGGGAAATGGATATTTGTGGTTGAACTGGAGTTGTAATGTGTGTACTTGGCATTTTTGCACCAATTAATAAAGAAGCTTCTGACTGATTATCAAAAAATAAGGACTTTCTCTATATCTGTACCCAGTAAATCCAATATGTTTAGGGATATTCTTTCAATAGTACAAAATTATACAACCTATTCAAGTTAAATTATTGCTAATCAGTTAGTTTTTGTATCTTTGGATATCCCTCAAAAAAGAAAATTAAGAATATAAATTAGTGGAAAATAAAAGTGCAATTCTGATTATTGATGGATTGCACTTTTTATTACTTTTCTAAAGACATTGTTTCTTCACATATAATTTGAGATTATGAAAATAACGTTTTCATATTTCTCCTGTCTTTTCATTATCGGATGTACACATCAATCCAACCAAGGAAAATCGTTATAGAAAGCAGCAATGCAGATGCAATTCGTGTAAGTGCCGATACTTTAGCGTATGAATATACTGCATGGGCCTTTATAAACAAATCTGTTCCCATATTTCTCATTAGCCATATACTGCTCAATCAATTTACATAATGATGTTCAAACCACCTGTATTCATCTTCCTCAAATAGTGCTAAAAAAGAGAATTCTGATAGCCAACTACCTGACTATCAGAATTCTCTTTGGAGCGGCAAACGGGATTCGAACCCGCGACCCTCAGCTTGGGAAGCTTATTAAAGTATTTCATAATCATATATTAATCAATGTTTTATATATTATATAATAATTATTTGCACCATATTTGCCCGAACAAGAAAAAAAATTATAAAAAATACCGAGAACTAATCATTTATACAATTGTTTTTTTTAAAGTTGCCACTTTTATATTTTTTCAATGAAGAAACAGCCTGATTTGCTTATTAAATAATTAAAGATATCATTTATTGTTTTCAAGGTTCTCTCTGATTTGTTGGAGCATCCGGAAAGCTCCGGCCATCTTATAGTTGCCCAGACATTGCTTAGCCTGCATGATACAACTTTCAACAGTAAGTTTCAAATTTGGTGTGAAAGCTGCTTTGTTAATCTGCATTTCTTTGGGAAGTTCATCAGCATGGTTGTTGAACCATACGATCATTTCATTCAATTCCTCTTCGGAATAAGATTCTTTTTTTTCAGCCATAATACATAAGTTAATGTTAGTTCCGGCAAAGATAACAAAAAATAGCCCCGACTCATCACGAGCCGAGGCATTTCAATTTATAAATTTAAAGTCTTATGATGAAGATTGTCTGTTGTGCCAATGCTTTACTATCAGCATAACGACAATCAAAACGGTTACACAAACACAGGCAAAACCGATTTGTTCAGGCAGCGTGGATTCTTTTTTCTCTTTTATGGTTTCTGACCGGTTTTCTTCACGGGTATTGGAAGTGGTTTCCTTGTCAGCTTTCACTTCCGTACTGTCTTTGGTTGCAGTTTCCTTCCTTTTATTCTTGCTGAAATCACCTTCCACATGACCGTCTGCCAATAACGGAGGTTTTCCAGTCAGACTGTCGGGCGGTTTTCGGGTATCATAGATACGGAAATCAATTACATAGTTACCATTAGTGGTAATGAGTTCGCTCAAAGACGTACTTGATCCGTGTACGATATTGACAGATTCACGTGTACTATCTTTCTGTATAATCTTAGTGTCTGACTTGACAGATTTATGCGAGCTGCCACATGATCCGAACAGCAGGAACAGACACATGAAAGGAGCCAGCAATATATGCCGGCTTACCCAGTTCATAACTCTAACCAACATAAGAGATATCATTTATGCGGTTCATCCACCCCCGTTTGAACTTGTTGTTTGCTGGGCGTTTCCGGCATATATCCTCGATAAAGTCAAACCGGGCAATCTTAATCATGTCGAACAACTCACGCGGATTCTTGGCATTTACTGCGGCAATGGTCTTGGGACCTACAATGCCATCCATCGTAACACCAAGCAAGCGTTGAGGAATCTTAATTCCGTGCGCACCGGATGCCCACACCCAGTCCACAAGAATATTTGCCACAGATTGATCCTGTATCAAATCAGCTTTCCATCTATCCCAATAATGTGGTTTGAGTACACGATTAACAACGTCCTCACGAGTAAGCAGATGTAGATCATCCACATCTATGTCACCGTCACCATCCTTGTCATAGCCGCACGATTTCCATGTGCCGATAGTCACGCCCATATTGGTAGCCCCTCCCAAATCGTCAGGGTCATTTACAAAACCGCCTTCCCACTTTAGGATAAACGGTGCAAGTTTTCTTACGTCAGCCATACTATTCATTAATTATAATTATTCGATTTTATTTTCTTTGAATTCCGGCAGGATATATTGTATGTTGACCGCTGCTTCATGCAAGACCTTATGAAGTTCATCTTCATTCAAATCCGTTTCATCTGTAAACTCACAAAAGATATTTCCAACCCAATCTTGAGATGAATTAAGCCGTTTAATAGCGACGCTGTTGCATCCATTTGTTGATAATAGAGATTTGGCAACCTTATCCTTAACCTGGTTATCAATATCTGAGTAGAACATGAAAAGATTCTTTGCGAGATTTTCTGCAAAAACGGCCACTTCACTCATGGGAAGTGATTGGATGTTTTCACGCATTCCGGCTATACCTTTTCGTTTTACTTCGAACTGCACCGAAAGAAAAGCTATATGCCCTAAAGGATGGGGTTGTACGATATATACCCTGTCTGCTTTCGTTTCATAAAGTACACGCCACAGCTCACCGAACACCTTGGCGGAGTTCTCGCTGCGGTGGTAACTTCTTCTTTCCTCCTCTTTTTTAAAATATTCCACTTTTAAATCAGTCAGTTTGTTTTTGGTATACTGATTATAGGCGAAATAAGCTGCCAGCAATGTTCCGGCAGCACTAATAATGTTTGCAATATCTATCTCCATTACATTCACCGTTTAATTATTATATGATAAATTATTCATCCTGTTTCCTTTATTTCTCAACTGTCCCTATCTTTCCTGAAAAAATGCCGAGAATTTATATATATGCAAAATAAATCCATATCCATATTGCTTACTATTCATATTTCACTATCTTTGTCAATACTTTGTTGACCTGATTCTTTCAAAACTATTATTGATTGGATTTAACCTCCCCCCGTCAGACTGTGAAGCCAGACGGGGGATTCCATTATTCGACAGATAGACAATAAAAAAAGAGCCTGATGACAATATTTATTGCCATCAAGCTCCTGGTTACACTGCAAAGATAGTGAAAACTATTCCATATTCAATCCATATTGAAAAAAATAATCAGGAGCAATATTTCGATTATCCGAAGAATTTAAAGAATCACAATATTAATAGAAAACAAATAGGATTCATGAAATCTACCGGTTGTCTATAAAATCAGATGTTCTTAAGCCTTTATCGGGAAACATCTTTACTTTTTTCCTTTTCCTTTGAACATTTTTCAAGTCACGCACAATGGTGCTGGAAAGTACCTCCGAATAAATCTGTGTGGTCTTTACGGAAGTATGTCCGAGCAGCTTCTGGACTGTTGTAATCGCAACTCCCTGATGAACCAGCAGGGTGGCACAGGTATGACGGCTCACATGGTAGGTTATCCGTTTTTTGATACCACACAATCCGGCCAGCTTTCGAAGCTGCTTATTCACTTCCGAGTTACAAGGCAAAGCGGCAAAACTTCCGATATCCGGATAGCGGTCAAGAATGCCCAATGCCCTGCTTTCAAACAGCAGATGTAACGGCAGACGGATTTCCACCCCTGTCTTGACGGATTTGAAGTACAGCCACCGTTTGCCGTTTACTCTAATGAAATTCTCAGGTGTGAGCTGGCAGAAGTCAGAATAGCGCAATCCGGTATAACAACAGAACAGGAAGGCATCGAGCACATGGCGCATGGACTCCTCTTCCACCTCGACCGTTTCCAGCTTCTTCAGCTCGTCCGGGGTAAGAAACTCATGTCTGCCCTTCTCCTGTTTGATTTTGTACTTTCTGAACGGATAAGCATCTGCGTGCATATATCCCTGGTTGATTGCCTCATTGACCAAGGTACGGAGCTGTCTCATGTGCTTGGCTATCGTATTGACCGCATTGCCCTTTTCTCTCAAGTATTGCTCAAAATCACGAAGGAATGTATAGGTAAGATCCTTGAAGTCCAATCCGGAACGGAAATCATTCAGGACCGCCAGTGTCGAGTGCAGGTTGTCCTTGGTGGACTGCTTCTTGTCCGAATTGTCAATGGCTGATTTGGCGAAAGTGGAGAAGCTGATATTCACGGCACTTTTCTTCTTGACAGCATCCTTCAGCAGTGAGAGTGTGGCAGGTATTCCGCGCTTCCAATACCCCAACTCTATGCCTTGCAGATACAGGATGTATTCATAGAGCATTGCGTTGAGTTCGTTAGATTGGTGGTGGTTAATGACTTGTGCCCCCTCACGGCTCCAGCACTCCGGTTTGAGGTAAACATTGGTCTTCAGGTAGATTTTCCTTTGGTTCAAATAGGCTTCAACCTGTACAAGAGCCGTGCCCTGCCTGTTAAGTGTGTTCTGGCGGTTATATACAAGACGGTATCTGATTTTATCCATTTTTCCGCAAAG